ACTTGAGGTTCCATACGAAAACCCGTCTGAATCAAAGCTTATTATGGCGCCTGCATTTGTTGCTTCAGCATTAGTTAAATTGGAGAATAAAACTTTATCTCCACCTCTAATAGAATCAACTAAATGATGACTTTGTACATTGTCTCTTGATTTACCCCAAATAAAATCGGGAGAAAAACCAACGTTAGTTATATAGCCTGAAACACCATTTGTGGACGGCCAAATAACAGTATTAAATCCTTCAGCCTGACTGGTTGGAGTCATTGGCAAGTAGAAACCGTTAGTACCGTATGTGCCTGTATACTTTTTAGGTTTCCAAACTCCAGTAACTACATCAGTCTCACCAAAGTAAGATGGATCTAATGCTTGACCGTCTATTAAGTTGATTTCTGTTAGGTAGCCGTCGAGCCAGTGTGTGACTCCATTATGATTTGTTTTACCAATGTAATGATTTGATGTTGAATTGACGTATCCATCAAAATTTTGAGGCATCCATACATTTTGAACATTAAATGTATATTGAATATTGTTAATGTAACCTTTCAATCTATTTGTATCTGTTGACTGAGTTGTGTCCCATATAACAACAATGTGATACCAAGCAGAAGGATCACGAAACCTTGCAAGAGTATTAAATCCATACCAAGTCCCACCAGTAGAACGATGGTCAGAAACCATATATAAATAATCATTCGCATCTAAAACAATTTCAGTTCTTGAATCGTAAGTTCCATTACCAGCAGTAAACAATGTTTGATTTGCGGAAAGGTTTCCACGCTTAACCCATGCACTCCACGTCCAAGTTTTTCTATTGCTTGCACTTGCTGGAGTCCTACTTAGATAAGCAGTAGCAGACGAACGAAAGCGTAAGCTGTCCTCAAGCGGATAACCTTTTGAATACTCTGATGCGCCAATAATTGCTGGCTGAGGAAATAGACTCATGAGTAATTAGCCGTGAATACTGTGTGGATTGAAGTGCTGGTTCTAACAATGTAATCAACTCGATCTACCGCATTTGCCGCCGTACTTAATGTAGGAGCAACTCCTGCTGGAAAATCCCAATAAGACCCCCAGCTTAATGTCCTATTACCAGTACCATCTTGTACTAGAAATATAGAACCCGTCTGGCCTACAACAAAGTTAGTAGGGTTAGTCATCGTTCGGTTGCCACCAAGCGTTACAGTAAAGTTAGTGTTTGATGACAAATCTGGGGTAATCGTGGCAGCATCAGTCAAAGTAGCAATCGAGCCAGGAAGCGCTAACGTGTAATTATCGTTAGTGTTTGGCGACGTAATACTTATCGTCCCAGTTCCGCTTGCGTTTGGAGTTAATGCGATTTTAGACATAATTTTTTATCCTTAAATAACAACCCATCGTTGGCTTGAAGAGACGGTAATAGTTACCCCAGAATCGACCGTCATAGGGCCAACAGAAAAGCCGTTCTCTCCGCTGGCAATGGTATAACTCTGTGAAGCATTATCTTTGTTAACAACAATCGCACCACCAGCTTCCGCTCCACCACCGATGCTTCCCCATGCACCTGCGGCATAACCCTCAAACTGTGCATTGGTACTGTTGTATCGCAACATACCGTTTGCTGGGCTACCAGAACGTTGTGCCGTCGTACCGGCTGGTACCGCTATCTGCCCTGTTCCGCTAAAGGTTCCATCGCCAGATGCCGTAAATGTAGTAAGTGTAGTATTACCCGTAACGCCAACAGTAGAAGAAAACGTAGCTGCTCCTGTGACGCCTAAGCTGGATGATAAAGTAGCGGCACCCGTTACTCCTAAGGTAGAAGACATAGTAGCCCCGCCGCTAACCCCTAGGGTTCCAGCTACCGTGGTATTACCTGTAGCAGCATCAACTGTGAATTTATTGGTATTTACGTCAAAATTACCGTCAACGCCTGCTGTACTACTAACGTCCAAAGTGGTTAATGTTGTATTACCTGTAACCCCTAAAGTACCTGTAAGTGTAGTATTTCCAGTAACAGCGGCATTATTAGATACGGTCAAGTCATTAGTAACCGTCAAATCGTTGCCAATGGTTACATCGCTAGGGAGACCTATTGTAAGAGTTTGTCCAGAAGCAGAGGTTTCTACCTCATTAGCCGTACCGGTAATCGCAAAAGTCTGGCTATCTAGGTCTACCGCACCAGTTCCGCTATCTCCAGAAAAATCCAAGTCCTGTATGGTTACCTGGCTATCTACATAGGCTTTGATCGATTGTTGCGTTGCGAGAGCCGTCGGGCTATCGGACGCCATATTATCTTCGTCCAGAATAGCTGTAACTGACACAGAGCCAAGCCGTAAGCTATCAAAATAAGCGTTGTTAAAAACATTACCGGCCACAGCACCAGTGCCACCGCCATTAAAGTAAACAAGTGCTGTAGTTCCTGCAGGAACCTCGTAATCATTGGAGGCATTGTATGTCCCCTGAAATAATAGGATGCTTCGGCTACCCGATAGGTTGTTTCTTACATAAACAAGTTTTTCAGAGTCGTTTGGGGTAAGTTGTACATAAGCCGTGGCCCCAAGATCACTGCCATCATTAAAAACTACAAGCCTGTTACGACCGTTAGAAGCAGCCCCGTCGTTGATCGGTAGCGTGTTAGGGCTACCCGAAGTACCTGCAGTTGACAAAGTTATAGTTACTTGCCCATCCAGAGAAGTATCTATAAGACTTAAATTAGTATTAGTAGTATCTCCCCAAGTGCCGGACTGTTCGCCAGTGGCAATAAGCTCGATACCATTATTTAACGTATATGAACTTGGCATCTTTCATCCTATGCAGCTACTCGCAGCCAATCAGGTGACTGCGAAGGTTGTTGTTCTGTCCATCCTGGAGATTGAGACGGTTGCTCTATACTATAACTTGGATCTTGGTTTGGAACAATATTTCCCCAGACAAACACTTTGCCTACGCTGGTTGTGGCAGAGACCCCAGTTACTACGAAACTGGTTTCTGGTATCACGCTTACCGACCCAACGCCGCCGGTTGCGCGAACTCCTGTCGGACGTATTCCCGCGTCCGCATTTACGGTTACAGTGCCTATATTACCTGTAGCAGACAGTCCTGTCACAGGTATATTGTTAATTGTATCAGCTTCTACGGTTCCAACAGCCGTACCTGTTTGAATACCGCCTACTAAAGTTACAACAGAAGCTCCGATTACAGTAACTGAGCCAATCCCAGACGTAGCGGAAACCCCGGTTACCGGAACGTCTATCGGGAAAGCTACGGTTACACTGCCAACCGCGCTTGTAGCCCCAACTCCTGTAGGGGATACGTTAGCATCTGCCGTAATAGATACAGAGCCAACCGCCCCTGTAGAAGCTATGCCGGTTGCTGGAGTTATAGCTCCAGCCGTTACCGTTACAGAATCTACGGCGCTTGTGGAACTTAGCCCCGTAACAGCTACGTTTGCCGCGGCTGTAACGGTTACTGTTCCGATAGCGGAAGTAGCTGAAAGACCTGTAACAGGCGAGTTTGCGTCTGCTGTAGCTACAGCAGTCCCTACAGCGCTCGTGGCCGCAACGCCAGTAAGGGAGACTAGCGCATCTCCGCTTACTGTAGCAGTTCCTATTTGGCCGGTCGCGCCAACATTTGTTATGGAACCTTCATTCCAAGCAAGCTGGTTCCATGTGCCGCGCCCCCAGCCAGTGAGGGGGACGACGACATCAGCCACTACGCTATCCTAATAATCGCGTTTGATGCGTCAGCAGTTGGAAATACAACTGTAAAATCGCCAGCGGTAGAGGTCTTATCTGCTCCAAAGTCTAAAACTACTACGGACGGATTAGTAACCGCTATGGAAGTAGTGTTAGGGGTAGAGTTATAAATAAGAGCTCCTCTAGCGGTAATACTAGCTGTAGACCAAGTTTCATCCGCAAAATCGGTGTAAGCAGTAGTTCCACTGGTGGCTGGATCGACGTTTGTCAGAGCCTGACCACCGGCTGAATATCCCGTTCCGCTGGTTTCATTGGTTGAACTATACGCAGTAGTAGTAGCATCCAAAGTAGCAGCAGAGGTATACAGAGCCATTTTCATGGTATCTGCACCATTAGCAAAATCATGTACCCCAAACATCAATTCCTTCTTGAAGGAGGTACACATGTAGTTTCCAGTAAAAGCCATTACATTCTCCTTATTAACTCAGCTAAATCTTTATGACCAGCATCACATAAAGCATTATAAACGGTTGTTCTATCACTTCTAATAGCTTCCCTCATATAAAAAGATAAAACTTTTATAAGGTGCTTTTTAAAAGCTCTTGCCTGATCCCTTATTAAAGGGTTCGCGCTGTCAGATATAGAAATTATCTTATCTGCACAACGTTCTGCCACCTCTTCTGGAGTAAAACCACGATTTTGTGTCGTTTTAACTTCAACTTGTATTCCAGAATTAATGTTTAGGTCTAGTGCTGGTATGTTCATTGTTTAGCCCTGATAATCATTCCAGTTCTATACTCATCAGTAACTTCTTTAGCCTCACCAAACATCTTGAGGCCAACCAAAGCTTCTGCAAACCTTTTATCGTAGACAGCTACCAAATCTTGTTCGCCCTTCATATAAATATAAGCTTCTATTAAGCTTCCGTATAACATTGCTATCTGAGCATTCTCACTAAGCCAGGTAGTACCGTTGTCAGAACCGGCTGTCAAACTATCTGGTCTATAAAAATAATGTAATTCGACCGCATAACCGCTGTCAGGGGTAGGACCAATAATAAAATTATCCACATCAAAAACAGCGTAGTACCTAGGCGCTCCAGTAGTTGCCGCGTTCGGATTAAAGCTCTGCACAAAATCAGCATCTTTAAATTCTAAAAACACATGATTACTACTACCATTAATAAAAGATAGCGAAAACGGTGTTAAAAAGTCTGTTGGGCAAGCTAAATACTGATTAGACGAGGTCATCGAACCAGATACGTTTTTTCTAAACAAGCTTAATTGAACGTTTTTAAGTATCCGTTCTTCCGCTTGTCGTATAAATACAGGCAAATTATTAACAAAGGACGTTTCGTCGTTCTCTGTGTAGTCTTGTATTGCTTGCTTTAATTGTCCGTAAGTAAAACTCATGATGTAGTCACCGTAACTGTACCAACCTGCCCAAATCCGGTAGCAGGTCTTAAATTCTCATTTTCTACTAATGGAACACCAACAAATACATCCAAAGGTTCAACCCTATCCGGTCTAGCGTTCTGCAAAGCTTGTGGATCAACTACCTTCCTAAACGGCCCTAATTGCGGGTGTTTAGGCTCATATTCATCTGGACCAACTAACAAGCCGTTCCACTCACGCTTCATGAGCCGGTATCTATATCTCTGACCGGATCGATCAGAAATGGCCCACGAGTCTTTACCTGACGCAAACTTAGCCATTAACCGGCCCTATAGTATGAATACTTAGGAACAACATTGAACGAAGCTCGGTCTCGATCTTCTTCCGCGGCCCTTTGAAACTCTTCTTCATATACGGCCTTTAACAGTTGTACGCGTTGAGGATTTTTCTTCAAAGCTATGTAATAAGCTAATCCTGCGGCTAAACAGGGATAAAACCTAAACGGTAAATCCATAGTATTCGTAAACGTATCGGCGTCATCCATACGAGTCAAAGCATCATAATACACGGTGTAAGTTGTAGAACTATCCGGTACAGGCCACAATTTTAAATTAGGTGTAAGTTGTCTATCTAAAAAGAATTGATTAGGTCTTCCTGTTGTAGTCTTAGTTGGGATTGTCAGATACTCGTCTCGACTCAATCTTTCCAATGAGTAATCTGTACCAGAAACTCGTACTACTACAGACAAAACATCAATAACG